GGCCCACGATGGGCCATCCTGAGTCTAGACTTACCACATGGGATGTGATAAGCACTAGCTCACATGTGCACAGTCATGTTCCGCGAGGAATTATGGCTTACACACGTACAAGAACCTCTAAATCACAATACAGTAGCTCTGGCGATCTCTATTATAGAGAAACCAGTGATATCCCCACCCCACTCTTTAAAGCTAGAGTGGCAGCGGGTGAGCTAATCTGTAACAACTATGAATCTGGAGTCTTCCAAGTTGCAGGTCCCGTGGATTCTTCTCCAACGGGTTTCCATGTGAATTGGATTACAGGGGGCGTACCGCCCACTATAGACCTCGGAAACACTGTTACTGCGGCAGCGCGACAGTTGGTTAACTCGTCCACAACATGGGCAAGCAAGTCACCTGCTTCGTTGGTTGCAGAGATCTACCAAAGATGTGGATCTGACGCTCCTCCAGGACCAGACGACGAGACGTGGGCAGAAGCCCATACAAAACTCTCGGCGGATTTGAATACAGGGATTTCCAGTATTCTGGTCTCGGCTGCTGAACTGCCGAAAACTGTAAAGATGATCAACAAAGCGCTTGTATTACTGCGCAATCCGTTGACCAACGCGAAGAATAAACTTCGTCTTACGCGTACGCAGTTACGGACTCCGGAAGGCCGAAAGGCCATGCTGGATATGGCAGAAAAGGATTGGTTAGAGGGACGCTATGGTTGGCGCCCGTTTATCTATGACGTCATGTCATGGGTTGAGGCGGGAAAATCCAAATATTCCGACCGTCGGACTGTAAAAACTGCCGTGCAAAAACTCGCTCCACAGCCGTACACTTCCATTGGAAGTTCTTCGACTGCAGGACTAGTCGTAGCTGGCACCTCAGTTTGGAAAGCAGAATACATCGCTTCCGCTGGGCAGACCGCAGATTTCGGGGTTAACCTCTCTCAGTTCGCAAGAACCTGGGGGGCCCTTGACGTCGTCGGAACTGGCTGGGAACTAATCAAGTTCTCCTTCATTTTGGACTGGTTTCTCAACCTGGGAGACGCACTAAAGGCACTACAGGTCTATGCCTTAATTGATGAGCGTATCGGCTGGAATAAGATTACCAGCGTTGGTACCATCACAACGACCTACACCTATCCGACACTCGGTCAGCACGGTGATTATGTTGTTGACGGATATGTAAACCGTCTTAACTCACCCACTATTGAGCGAGGTCAGATGACTCGGCGCATGCGCGTTGATAGTTTCCTGCCGAATTTAGGCTGGTCATTCAACGTCGATTGCGGCAAAACCCTCGACTTGCTAGCGATTATTCACCAGCTTTATAAGGGTGGATCGCGGCGACCCTAAGGAGATTTATGGCTACCATTACCGTCAACTTTGACGCAACGGACCACGTGTTCACCACCGACTCTGCCGTGTCTACGGACGCGACTAAGTACGGTTATCAGGATTCGACACTTGTGGTGCCTCGGCACCTGTTGTTGAAGCGGGTTTATCCCAAACGCACGAAGACGTACATTGGCAATGCTCGTAACGAACTTCGACTGAGCTTTATTGACGAGGAAACTCGTCATGCTTTGTCTATTTTCCGTCTCGATGTCTCTCGCCAAGCGGACTTCGATGCCGCGACTTTCGCTCTCCAGCGGAAGATTATGGCATCACTCATCGTGGACACACAATTGGACGGGTTTTTCACCTCCTTGAGTCTGCCTTGATGCTTGAGAAGTTCATCGTTCTTCTTGCTCGTATTGCGATTGGAACTCTAATCGCATTAGCTCTTTCCTCGTTGGTTACATCCTTTTTAGCATGGAGTCTCTATAATGCAACCTGCATTACAAATGTCCAGCTCGCCTCGGGTCAGCACTTCGACCCATACGAGGAAGGCCAATTGGAACAAGCCGGACATCCAAGTCCAGCTAACAGGAAAACATCTCGTTGAGATGTTTCTTGCTTTGTCCTCTAGTCTCATCACCGACGGTAACACTTTTGCCCTGACAAGGGTTGAAGACATACCAGAGGCGATTAAACACCATACTCGCTTTGCGAACTACTATCGGGATGTTACAACGTCCCCTTTGCCTGACGCTGCCACACTTCAGCAGTATTTCAGGCATGCGCAAATGGCCGCGCTTCTAAAGAAAGTTGAATTTCCGCTTTTTGAAGACGCGTGCAAGTCAAATGCGCTTGAGAAGTGGTTCGCGGCCGAGGATGGGTGCAAGGAAATGAATCAGATCTGCATGGATATCCTTACCCATGCTCATTCAAACAAGCACCCCGAATTGGCAGCACTGTTCGTCGGATTGAGAGCCGAAATTTTAGCTCTTGTTGGGGATAAACCTCCTACCGATGATAACTTAGCGAGAGGGTATGGCTTCGGTCCTGGTGCCGATGCTTCGCACGTCCGTTCGGAGGGCCACGCTGCTTTTAAACAGCTATGCCACTCTGTGCTTTCAGAACACGATATTCAAGTTCTGGAAGAAACAGCTCCGTCGCTTTTAGCCACTGGTGGAGATCCTCTCCGCTTCCTGGCTACCGGCGTGCAAAGTGTTTGTGCCAGCTACTGTGAGGCGCGTTTAGAATTTGTCCCGAAAAGCTGTGAAGAACACAGAACGATCGAGATAATGCCATCACTTAGCACAGATCGAGCCAAAGGAGTAGAAGCTTTCTTTCGTCGCCAATTACGGGACGTTTGGGGCATCGACTTATCTGATCAGATGCCTAACCGGCACCTGGCTTTTCTGGGCTCATTGCGGG